GGCATTTTGATAAGCCTCATTTGATGTTGCTTCAGTCAATGGGGGCATTGCCGCAGCGATTATGCCAGCACCAAACTGAGTTTCCTCTGGTGTGGCAGTGGGATCCGAACCCACACCGGCAGATACACCAAAATCTCTATCAACAGTAAAATCTGTGCTCCCATAAAATCTAGCTGTAGCTATCATCCTTCTTAATGATCTTGCATTGAACTCTTCCGGTGGTGTTTCTCCCTCTGGTGTGTTGGCTTGTGCCCGCGCTGTGGCTGTAATACTGTCTGTCCCAAATGTAGTTCCAGCAGCTACTTCAGAGGACGCAGGGGTAGTTGCTTCGGTCACAGCAGTACGAAATGCACCAAAAAAACCGCCCTGAGAATTAGCTGCGCCGGGCGTATCTCCAAAATTATAATTTGATGCAAACCCTAAGCTTTCAGACCTTACATTACATCGATAAACTTTATTTGATAACAGTAAGTTTTGATATATTTGCTGATAAGCCCGAGTCTTATCACGATTCTGTGCCGACTGTAATTCGGCTTGTTGTTCCGCTCTAGATGAAGCCAAGCTTTCACGAAGCTCATTTAAGTCCTGAGCGCTATCAGAAGCAAGACCAGAATTTTCAAGCAGACTTTGCAGTACGGGATTAGCACCGCAACTATTTGAATTTAATTGCTGCGTTCTTCTAATTCCAGCTTCAGTTAATTGAACCTGACTTCTAGCAGCGTTTGTCTCTGCACTCGTTTGAACTCTTAGAATGTCTGAATTATCTGCAGAAAACGTGCCCTCTACAATCGCTTGGTATTCAGCAGTTAACTCTATTGAACCATTTTGTTCAAAATTTAAGTCGTGCCTTAAAAGGTTTAAATACATAACTTTTTTGCTGGCTGTTAATATATCATTTATTTTTTCTATATCTACAGAATCTTGAGATGATATTTCGTCAAATATCCCCTCATTACCAGGGATGTTGGGAAGAAAATTCCAACCAGCCACAACTTTAATTCTAAAATAGTTTGGATTATACACTCTTTGAAGATTGGCAAATTGCGGATCATTTGCATTTACTTGGTACATTGGTTCGTAAATGATGAGATCACTATATCGATAGGTTTTTGACGGCATAAGAGGTGATTCTCTCAACTGTTCAAATTCTGATATGTCGTTAAAATATAAAGTTAAATCTAACTTGATGTTGTTTTCAACTTCAGCAGGGTTAACACCAAGAAACTGCCAATTCATACTTTTAAGCCCAACGCCGCCTGCTCGCCCCCTCCTTCGTGCCATTATGTCTTCGACTTTATTTCTATCTAATTTATCGTCAAAAAGAAACTCTATTTCCTCATTTGGTGGCGTTCCACTACCACCCTCGATATTGGCTGCCGCAGCAGCAGAGTGAAGCTGACTAGTGCTTGTTGGGTCAGTGCCCGTTCCAGCTTCTCCTCGATCAGGACCAAAGACTTTGTAAAGCCTGACCGATGGCATAAAGTAAGAAAGTAGATAAGGCTTTACATTTAACAAATCTTGTATATCTGGTCGAGATACAAACAGGGATGTAAGATCGGCTGATGGGGCTCCGTGAATTATTGAATGTGTAAGTGGTCTTGTTAGCGGCCTAGCTCTAACTGAAGTTGAACTTAAATTGTTTAATCCCCCTGTGCCAGCAACACCAGCGACAGGCATTGTTTTCTCGTGTATTTGTAACATATTGTAAGAAAGAAAACATTGTTTTTGAAACCTTATCTCGCCCGCGACTTCTGGACTTCTTGTTAGGCTAAAACTATTCGGATCTAAGCCATATCGATCTTCTAGTCCCTGCTCTGCTCTTCTATTCCACGCAGATTGTCTAACTTCGCCACCAATACCAGCTTGTGTGGCTTGGTCTGACCAGCTTCGATAATCTTCTAAAGAGTCTGGTGGACGATTGGGTGTGCCGTATTGATTTATTGTAAATGGATCATCATCCTGGGATGATAACGCAGGCATCGCAAGGGCAACGAAAATTAACAATATGGTTGGCAGCAATAACATTGTTCAATAAGAGTCTTGCATCAAAGATAGTGCGGCTTCGAGTGGAAGAGGGATCTTAATCGCCTGACCCGTTGTCAAATGACTTTCAGTCGGGGCCTTATTGAACCAAGCGATTAACCACCACAACGTCTTGTCTCCATAATGCTTGTGAGCTAATTTATAATATCTATCACCGTGTTTCCAAACGTGATTTAAAACTGTCATATTGCGAACCTGAGCAGCGTTTGGGTAGCTCATATTCGGACTGTTATAATGATTAATAGAGTTGGCGTTTCTAGACTTGAATTGTTCACGATACATTCTCATCCTATTTAACAAAACCCTTCTGTATGTATATCTTGATGACATTCTTATCTCCCAATCACACCCCTGACATTAATATTTCTTCTTCTGCGGACTCTTTAAAAAACTCAGGCGCAGGTGTAAAGCCCCCAGCGCCAAATTCGTCATCACTATAATTAATCTCATTTGATTCATCATAAGCAAGACCAGACTCTTCAGGTGGCATAGACATTAATGACTCTGGGTCTGCAACAGGCTCAGAGGCAGCAACAGTGTTAGCTCCGGGGGGCGACACGGGTGGAACGTATCCATATTCTCCAGCATCAGTTGTTACATATGGATAATTGACACTTCCTCTTGGTTGCCCAGAAGTATTGAATCCCAAGTTTTCTGTGTGAAGAACTGTAAACGTGCAAGAAAACTTATTAACTTTAGGTAGTATTTGATCGATTCCCTGAAACACTCCAGCTTCAAAATCAGGCTTATAACTTAGTGGGCCAAGTTTTCCAACTAAGCCACCGGCTAGACCAGGCCCAGTATTACCAACAATTAAGTTAGCAAGTCGTATCCTGACCAAAGGTGGAGCCTGAATAGAAGTAGCAGAATAAACCCCACTTCCAATCTCCTCATAAACTGGATAAAGGCTTTTAATCAATCTCCTACTATGTTCTAGATTGTATTTTGCCTCTCTTAAATCCCCAGCAACAACATCAAAACTAAGATTTATTTCTCTTTTTGTACCTTCAAAAGTACAAATTGGATCCATTCGACCATAAACAGAAACGTCATTCCAAGTAGATTCATATGTGTCTTCAAAATCAGTTATAAACGCTTTGAATTGCGAAACCATTCCAGTTGGAATATGTTGAAAATAAATAAAATAGTTATGATTATTAGCGTATGCTGTTGATGCATCGTTGGCTATATTAAAACTTGGCATCCTATCCTCCTCCCCTTACAAGTTCTCGCGAGCTATCCTAACTCCTCTATTTATGGAGTTCCTAGATGCTCTATCAAATTCTCGACCATTCATCGTAAGAACAATATCTCTGTTAATAACGCCTTCCATAGCCCTAACCATTTCTCTATTTGACCTTGTATTTTCTTCTATCGCTCTTGTTGAGTTACCTGCTCTAGCCATTGCTAGGCCCGCTGCGGCATCTCCTATTCCAGCCCCAGGACCACGTATGTTTGAAGATACCGCTTGTAAATTACCGGCAGCAGCGGCAGCGGTGCCTGCCAACGCTGGTAACGACTCGGTTATTGGTGGAGACCTTCTTTCGTTCAAGGCGTCATTTGTGTCCGAGATCGCTCCCCTGGCGAGAGTGAAAACATCATACGCCAAAAGAGCACCCCCAATCCCCAACCCAATTGGCCCAAGAAAGCCAAGAGCAGCCCTACCCGCTCCTCGAAGTGCGAGCCCGCCTCCGACTCGGGCCGCTGTACGACCTGCTCCTGCTCGGGCGGCTCGACCGCGTATCCCTTGGCCAGTTGGAATCGCAGAAACGCCACCACCACCTCCACGGCGACCTCTTCCCATACCTGGACCCATTCCAATACCGCCACCCATTCGTGCGGCATTGTTTGCCCTAAGCGCTGCCGTGTTTGCTGTAATGGCTGCTGTCTCTGTTCCGTAAGCTGCCGCGCTGCGGCCAATACGACCAACACTGCCACCAAAAAGACGAGTAATCATCCTAAACGGTCGCAACAAACTAAGCATAGCAGAACTTGCCAAACCAATACCAAGTGCTAAAGGACCGAACCTTGCGATTACTGAGCCTAAAAATTGTCCAAAACCAGTGTTGATAAAGTTAGTAATTGATTCTGATATTCCACCAACAGCCGCTGTTATCTGTGGCAAGGCATCCCTTACACCTTCCAGTATGGGCAAAAATGAAACCGCAAAAGCCTGTAGCAATGATGCATACTGATCTCGTATGCTTTGTGCTTCAGCTGCTCTTTCTTCCGCTTCGCGTTCTGCTTGTTCTCGCTCTCGGAGAGTTGCAATGTTTTGTTCTAGTGTTCCACCAAATATTGCCTCTGCTTGTGTCATATCGGTTATCCCAACAGTACGAGCAATGGACATTCGCGTAAAGCGATCCATATCACTAAAACTTCTTCCCGAAAGTGACAAGGATTCTTGAAGCAATCTAATTCTATCAGCTTCATTGGCATTTAACAATTCGACTGAATTTAAAAATGGACCACCCAGCATTGAGTTTAACCGACCAGCAGCCTCTGCAGCGCCTTCAAATGTATCAAATTGAGACGCAATCCCTATTAAAGAACCCATCTCAATGTTTGTCGCCTTAGAAACCTCTGTTAGGTCCATTAAGACGTCTGTTGTTTGGCTCCCCCATTGAGCTAACATTGGCGCTGTTGCAGATAACTCCTGCATCAATCTCGCTGGTGGGACTCCGATACTTACAGCAAAATTTGCTAACTCGTCAGACGTTTCAGCTGCTTGTGTGGCAGTCATACCCAAAACTCTGACCATAGTATCTAATGATTCAGCCGCTATCTCGTTTGAGATGCCAAATTCTCCCATCAATGCCACCTGTGTGGCTAATGTTTGTTGTGCTTCCGTCGATTGAAGTGTAAAGGAAGCCATTCCAGTGAATAAGGCTTCGAATGCACTGCCAGCTTCTTCGACAGATACACCGAACTCCCTATTTCGCATAAAAACGTCTGTGATTTGTTGCCCATAATCACGACTAGCACCAGTAGCTCGCACAAAAGATGAAATAGCTTCATCTTGTGCTGAAAACAATGACACAGATTGTTCTGTGAACTTTCTAAATATTGAAGTTGCTATGTTGGTAAACGTATAAGTCTCTTTTAAATTTTTACCAACCTTTTTTAGAGTTGCAGCAAGACCCTCACCAGAAGTTGCGGCCTGAGCGAAACTTCCAACTATTGAGCCACCAGCTTCCCTAGAAACACCGGTTAATATTCCTAACGACTCAACAATTTCTTGAACAGCAGCATCACTAATTCTGGCCTTATTGGCTTGATCTTCTAAAGCCTCAGACGAAATCTCTTTAAAGTCTTCTAAAGCATCAGTAGCTTCTTGAATTCTTCTGGCATTTTCAATGGAAAAAGTACCTCTTGCCTGTGCAAGATCAGCTTCTGCTTTTTGTAAATCAATTGTAAGTTGTAATTCTTTTTGTTTTAATTCAACTATCTTTTGTAGGTTCTCTGGAGTTGCGTCTAAGGCTTCTAATGCCTCTCTTGCAACTTGCCTTTCTGCTTGGGCTCTAGCTCGGCGTCCTTGAGCACCGGCTGGGCGTGGATCGTCCTCATCCTGGCTTGCAAAAGCTGGCAAGATTATAGAAATTATAAATAATATACCTGTTGTTAACAACAACTCCATTTAATTACTTCCTACTTAAACGGCCAGTTAATGCCAGTTTTTCTTTCAAAACCTTTAACTGCCGAATCAAGCTTAGACTTACTTCTGTATGTTCTTGGATCATTTAAGCCAAACTTTTTAAAATCTTTAATATAGTTCTTTTCTGCTCCAACAGTTGAGAGGAAGGAGCGAACATCTGCCGGGTTTCCTTTCAAACGAACTGGAATTGATAAATCACCAAGGACCGCTCTCAATAGCTTCTTCATAGCAAAACCAAAACTAACTAAAAAGCTTTCGTTCATCATATTTTTTTTTACTTGTTCTAGATCAATAACAATCGGAGATAGTTCATCCATTATATTATCCTCCAACGATAATTAGTAAAGCGCGATAAAAAAAAGCCAGATCAATGATCTAGCTTCTTCTTAAATTACTTTTTCGATGCTTTTTCTATTTGTTTTCTTTCGTCTTCAAATTGCTTAACTAGTCTTTTAACGAACCAGTGTCTTAATCCGACTGGAAGGTTGTAGGCTTCAAAGAAACTCCACCCACCGTGATATTTAAGCAAAAAGAATTGCTCATATACATCTTTCATATACTCGCTACTGAGGCCAAAAAAAGTTTGCGCCAAATGGCACATTTACCTCCCCTTCGTGTCCACAATTGGAACAAACGAAGTTTTGACGCATATCAATGTTAGGAACTATTTTTTGATAAGTTGACCTCAGTCTTCTAGAATCAATGGCTGGCATATTTTGAATAAACGAATCAATGTATGTAGCATCACTAACGCCATTAACTGAGACGATTAGTTTTTTAAGTTGATCAGTCAACGCTGATTCGGGAAGTTTATTTTTTCTTTTCTTTGCAGCAAGCTTTGTCAACTCCATCTCATCGCCACCAGTCAAAAATCTAACCTCAACATCCACTTTAGACTTACTAAGATGAATCACAAGTGTCTTGTTATCAGTTAATTCCAGACCTTGGCTCTCATAGGCGTTGTATGGAACAACACCGCACTCTGTTAAATCAAAATTATAATCAACAGAGGCCCCACAAGAAGGGCACTCAACGACAGCCTGATACTCTTGCCCATACCCACTAATCCTTGCAGCTACAATAATTGCATTTTTATCACCAATAAGTAAATCATTAGCTCTAATTTTCTTATCAATAATAATATTTTCTATGAGCCGTTCAATTGCAATTCCTTTTCTTAGGAGAGCAACAGATGTTAGAGTGTCCTCGTCTTTCGCCGTCATATGGCGAATTTCGATTACACCAACATTATGCAAAGGGTGATTTTCTGGATAGAAAACTCCCTGAGATGGGAGTTCGACAAACTCTGTTGGTGTGACAAATTGTAATGGTTGTTCTGTGTGTGCTTGTTGCACAGGGGGTTGGTCGCCTTTGTTTAGATTACCTAGACGATCTTGATTGTTTCTCACCTATCACCTCATAGTTGATTGTTATGATCGGAATAAGGGTTCGATATCTGCTCTCGCCAATCGAGGGCCTTCGCCAATCTTGAAGTAATCATACCTTAAAACTAGCTCAACGTTAAGTAATTCATTACTTTCGTAGCTTAATTCTCCAAGGTCACAACTCTTAACCCAAGTATTGTAAAGAGACCAAGTTTCTAACTCACGATTGTCAGGATCAATCTGGACAATCTCTACTCGACCCAATCCAGCGCCACCCTCAGAGACCCAGCCCGATTTTGAAATCGTTCTAAAATCTCCTTGAGCAACCGCATCAGGAACAACATATCCAGACCTAACCAAAAGATTTTGCATATTAACACCAGCGTTCGGAGTAATCGAATCAACAAGAGTAACACTTACCTCTTTGTAAGTTACTCTTCCTGGGTAATAAAATGTGTGATTCAAGAATGCGTGTTCGGTTTCCGAAACGTCCCACGAAGGTCTTGAAACCTTTTTAATCAAAAACTCATCAAGAGCGTTCTCGTTGTTAATGTTGAATCGCATAATCCATCGATATGCTCTTTTTGGTTCGGTTCCTGGGTTTGCCCAAAATAATGTTGGATTGGCCATATACGTTGTCTCCTTGTTCTAAATAGTTTAGTATCTCAAAATTCTTTTTTTAATCCTCAAAAGCCGCTCCAGTTCTTGTGATAATAAAATCAAGAGCAATAAACTCGATAGCTCTTGCAGGCTTCAAGAAAATCTTGGCGTACAAGATGTTTCTATCAACTAAGTCTGGAGTAGTAGTTGTCTCATCCAGAAGCAAGCGATAGTCAGTCAAGCCAAATCTAATCTTAACACTTTCCAAAAGGGGCGTAACCAATCCCTTGAACCGGCCCCAAGTTGCTGGTACGTTTTGGTCAAACAATACCTGGTTAGACAATCTTGAAATTTCCTTCTTCAAGAAGATGAGTAGTCTTCGAACATTAATTCTATTAAGTGCCGAAGTCGAAGCATCAAGTGTCTTCTGACCGAAAATTACAATTCCTTCGTTGGGGAAGGAGGCAATCGGATTAATGTTAGCCTCGTACAGATCGTCTCTGTTATCTGACGTTAATCTTTCAGAAACGTTGGTAACAGTAAGACCAGCAGAGCCTTGGCTCAACCCGCCTCGATTAAAACCAGCCGGTGCGAACCAGATTTCGGAAGTTCTATCGGAACTTGAGAAAGTCCCAAGAGCCACAACCGAAGGCGGAACCCACAAGGCAGCATTGTTCAGCGAGTCTCGGATTTGAACCCAAGGATAGTAAGTTGCTGCGTAAGAGGAATTTTTCCTTCTAGCTTCGAACGTCGATACTACGCTAGACAAAGTTCCAACGCGACTAGTGAAGCTTGCATATTCTTTGCCTTCTTGTGGGCCTTGGTAAACTTCTGGAAGATCAATAATCGCAAATGCATCTCCTCGATCCTCACAAGTACTAATCATCAAGTCAGTTAAAGAACTGTTCGTGACACCTGGAACAACCATCAGGTTGTAATCAATTTGCTCAGGATCCGTGCAAGTGTCAATAGCTCTTCGAACCGTGTTAAAAGCGTAGTTTCCTTTAGGGGTTCCATCGGCAAGGAGCACATTTGCAACGGGGTCGGGAACTCTTTGGTTCCATCCATCCCAACCACCATACATTGGCATTGTGAATCTATTAAACCCGTGGGTTTCAATAACAGAGGTGTATGTTCCACTAAGCGAAGTTGCTGAAGTTCCTGCAGCGTGTGACCCGGAGCTATAAGTTGCAACTCCAAGATCCGCATCAACGATAAGATCGTCAAGCGTGAACCCAACTGAAATCTCTGTTGGGCCAGTGGTTGTACCACCTAACGATGCATTGTTTGGCAGGGCTCTTAGCACATCGATGTTGCTAAGATCAAATTCTGACTCACTATCACTTCTTGTTGAATCATAACCAAAATATGCTTTTGTGTCAGCCGACAACAACGAATCTGATGAATCACCTCTCAAGGCAATCGCTGGGTAGATAAAAGAGCTAGTAGCGAAATATCCACCACCGAGCATTAAGTTTGGATCTTCTTGCGGAAGGTTCTTCGGACCACTTGAAGATGCAAAAGTTGCAAGATCAGTAGCACCAAGTGTTAACGAGCCTCCAGTAAAGCCTGTATGGCTAAATCCAGCAGCGTCTGGGTCGGCGGCTTCGAGGTCTGTGTTTCCATCTGGACCTGGAATTGCTTGAATAACCGTAACAACAGCCCCAGCAGCAGATGCGTGCAATTCGTCGTGAGCGTCTAGACAACTAGCTAAGTTAGTTGCTGTCTGAGCGTTACTCGTAGCGGCTACAAAAGTTGGGCTATCCGTGTTAGTTGATGTTGTAGTGCCAGCGACGGACGCAGACACCACTGTGCCCTTGGTTGTAGTAAATACAATATTGTGGGGTGACGTCGTGGGTATATTACCAAAAGACGTAATCGTGACAGTAGCCCTCGCCTTTTCTTCTTTACCACTAATCGTGAAAGATTTTGGTCGAGTCGGTCCCCAGAAACCAAAAGGAAGGAGTCGCGTATCTGTTGAGCCTTGAGCTACCTCATTGTTCATCTCAACTCTAACAAATCTAGAAATATTGGGATGCTCCCCATAGACTCTAAACCTTCTCTCCGTATCATCCCATTGAGCAAACTGATCGCCAATCTTCTTGGCAATGTAATTTTCTGATTGGGGATTTAGATTACAGTTTGTATATTGCTCAATAATTTGAGGCACTGCATCGTGGTCATAGGCTCTTCTAAGTTGAACCGTGAAGCTTCCATATGGATTAACATCTTCGTTATTGGAAGATTTAACATCTATAATGGAAATCTTAATGTTTCTATTTTCCCAATCACCACCATCGCGGGCGTGAAATTTAAAAAGTTGCGTGACAAAATCTGGATTTGTCGGATCAAACGTCATCGACCCGGACAAACCTCTTAGATCTTGAGAAATGACCCAGCCGCTAGTAGCAGACTTAGCAGGGAAGTTAAAATTAGCAAAATTGTCAGAGTAATTACTATTACTACCCAGCCCTAATATAATACCGTATACGTTACCGGCCCCTCCAGATACGTGAGTTTTTACCGACCTATCGAACGTGTGAGCCAACCAGTGTGATTCAAGATTACCAGCTTCCGTAAAGGTTGAGTTGGTTAGAATCGGATTAGTGTTAAACACCTTTCTAATGTATTTATCAGAAGTATGATCAAAATTGAACGTAACTTTTTTCGCACCCGATGGTAATGGGTCTCCAGCTACATTGTCCACATTGGTCCCACTAGTAATAATGGCAGTGAACTCACTATTAGCACCAACTGACTCAATAAATGTGGCATTTGAAGCAGTAAGTTGTGCTCCTCCCAAATCACCAACGCCCCTTATTGTTCCAGAAAGTGTAATGCTATTAGCATTTGAATCACTTGGGAGGTACCAAACTGCTGCAAGTGTTCCAGTAACATCAGAAGTCGCACCGTCTGCATTTGCAGAACCTGAATCAATCAAGAAAAGACCGTAACTTGCGCTTGTTGAACCAAGTTGCCAACCAGCAGAACCACCAGCCGTCTTATTTGTGTGCTCTTGACCTAAGAGACGAATAATCGTTGCACTTTCGCCGTTTTTCAACCAAGCTTGTGCTGCATAAGTAGCATACATAGGGGAGGTAAAATTACCATCTCGCCAAACATCGCCACCTTGTCCACCAGGAACAGGGTCGCCAAAAGTTTCGATGTATTCAGAAAATGAATTAACAGTAACAGGTCTCATACTTGGACCTCTTGCTGTTCTACCTATGACCACCGGACCTCTTGCGGGGGTCGCTGCAGGAATTTGTGAGTTATCGATTTCGTTAACAAAAACTCCAGGTGATACAAACTTATATTTTAATACTGACATATGCTACAGTCTCCTTGTTAGATAATGGTATTTGTCTCTAATAAATAGTGTTATGATACTTCAAAAGTATTACTCTTTGTAAAATCCTCTTTTATCTATGTGTTGTGGTATGTCGCCAAAAATAACTTTCTCTCTTGGCAATTTAACATCGACGGCGTTCTCACGATAAACAATTTTTGGTTTTTCTTGATTTTTGCCTTCTCCGACAATATAACCAAGTGTTTTTATATCTATTTTTGTTTCGTACATTCGATGTTCTGTATCGAGTGAAGATACATTGTTGTTCTGAGTAAAGTCCGATTGTATAAAGGACTCAAACCTGTGGCCATCGTGACGAGCGATAAAGTAGTTGATACCACCAGTCCTTGTCATAAATGGTATAACAAGATCGTTCATCTGCTCTTGATATTCTGTTTTAATGTTTATTGAATAAGTTATGTCAAGATACACGGGCATAGGAATAGTAACAGTTTGATATACAGTTTTTTTATTTTCTATTCTTCTTCCAAATGCATCTTTCTTTGGAAAGTTTCTTTGATCAATTCCAACATCACCGTGTCTTCTAAAAGTATCAGCGTTGGCAAAATTAGCCGTCTTGTCTTGTTTTATTCTTCGTGCAATGGTTACTGAACCGCCCTTCTCGTCATTGACCGGTGGGATGTTTGCCCAAGCAGTTCCTTTTCTTGCTGGATCCTTTACAACGTTTGTTCTTTCAATTGTTATTAATGGAAGCACCAAGGTACCATCCTGGTCTCTAATTTCTTTTCTTCTTTTAACTTGGAAAGAGCGCTCTGCAGATGTCCAGATAACAGGAACCTTTTTAAACCCCTCTTGTGTTGTTGTGTGCAAATCTAACTCATCTCGCAACCAATGATAGATTGCAAAATCAACAGTCTCTAAGGTAGAGGGCATAAATGGTATTTCTTGTGTTTTAGCTGGCATCAAACAGTCCCTTACGTGCTCTAATACATTTCGCTGTAATTTCCATCTTGTGATCTACTTGACCAAAGATTTGTCTTGGCTCGTTTAAAGTTACAATCTCATAATGAAAAGAACCGTAAAGAAGAAAATCCCCCTCTCTTACAAACAAATCTTGATCCTCTGTTAACCTTCTCTTGTGGAAATGAACAGTTAAGCTCGACCGACGATCAACACCGTAATTAGTTGTTGTTGTCTCGTGTCCTTCCCACTCAACAAGAGCATAAACCCTAATAGGAGGAAGAAAAGTTTTCTTTATTGCCTCGCCATAAAGTGAGTGAAAGTTGGTGTGCTCCAAACTTATTGGATAATAAAGAACTTGCTGGCCAATAACTCGCTCAATAAGCTCGTCATTAACTTGCTTAACAAGGTCTCGCTCCTTTTTACCAGTAAATAATGGTGGAGGAGGAGCCTCTGGTTGTGACCACTTATTTCGTGACATTCTCTATTACCCCACAAATATGCCAGCCGGGACATTGGCTTGGACTCTATTGGTGTTATCCATTATCGTAGCTTCTGTCTCTGATACTCTGGCATATGTCAACTCATCAAGGACCGTCTTCAATTCCTCTCTTAATTTATCTTGTTCTGCTTGTCCTTGAGATAGTAAGGCATCAGCGTTCAAAGTAACTGATTCTCCTGGTATTGGGATGTTGCCAAACTTACCTCTTACTTGTCCCAACATCTCTTTTGTTAAGGCAAGAGCAAACCTTCTAATCCATTGTTTACCCATTGAGTTGATATTTCTATATGGTATATTTTCAAATGGTAGAGTATTCATATTGTTAATACCACCAACACCATCTGGTCTATCTTCCTCTTCTTCCCAAGAGTCCTCATCTACCGAAAACTCAACCCACATCTTCCTTGGATGGGATGTCGTTACATCTGGAAACAACCTCAATCGATTGTTTTTAATTTCATAAGAAAAGTGAGATATTCTCGTATAGATGCTGTCCTCAAATGCCATAGCTTGTAGCTTGTTGTGCCAAGAGGGTATCAATTCAAAACTTGAATCGTCAGCAAACTGACCATATTGATGAAGATTACCAACAACATTTATTCCACCATAATATCCATAAAAACGCCACATAGCGTGTGGGGTTTTATAAAACACTCTTCTAATTGTAATTCTCTTTCCTCTCACCTTATCATAGTAAAGAAATCCGTCATTTTCCGTGCTTGCTGCAGAGCCTGAGATTATCTTTTGTAAATCATAATCTTGAACACTCGCAGTGGTATTAAACGAGGCCGAATAAATACTAACGTTTCCACCAATGCCAACCTCGTGAGAAATAGTATTTCCAACTCGTTTCGAGTATTGAAAATTAAATCTTGGAAACTTTAATGATACAGATTCACCACCCAGGCTAGAAGATAAAGCGTCATCTGTTCTCAATTGACCGTGATGATCAAAAGAGCCGGTGGAGTCACCCAACAAACTTGGAAGGGCGCTCTTAGCCTGGTGTGTGTTAACAATGTAGGAGTATTCAAACACTGCCTCTTCATAAGCTGCGTAAACGTTTTGAGCAGTTAATTCAATATCTAATATATCGCCGCCAAGCTTGCGATATGTATAAGAAACCTGGTCAACGGCTCCAGTACAAAAATTACCATCAAACAAGGAACCATCGTCTGCATATATACCAAATGGTAAATTTGTTGCAGTTACATCAGCTAATGAACCAGTAGCTGGCAAAATGACCTTGCTTGTTTGACTTTTAGGTGTGAGAATAGGCAACGACATTAAATTATATCTCCTCGGATATAATTAGTTGTCGGCGTAGTAAAACTACTTATCTTTCTTTGTCGTGGTTCTTTTGGTTCGTTTTGTTGTGGTTCTTTTAGTGGCGGTTCTTTTAGTTGTTCTGCGCTTAGTTGTTGCTTTCTTTGCAACTTTTGGAGCAGGTTTAGATTCTACTACTACAGGCTCTGGTTCAACCACTGATACAACTTCAGGCCCTACTGCGATAGGTGTTTCAGCAGGTTCCGGTACTGCGATAGTGACGGCCTTCTCTACAGCAATAACAGGCTCTGTAACAACAATAGCCTCCTCTACAATCGGGGCTGGCTCAGGCTCAACCTCTCCTTTACGTCTGGCAATTGCTGCCCTTACATTAGCATATTTTCTAGCAAACTTTGGACTCCTAAGTCTTCTTCTTGTTTTTCCCATAATACCTCCTGGGTTATATAATAAGTAGTTTAAAAAGAAAAACCCCACCTCTCGGAAGAAGCGGGGTTTAACCATTCAATAATCTGATATCGAAAAAAATAATCTTATGCTTGCGGTGTAATACCGTCAAAAGCATTACTTATGGCACCAGCACCGCTGTTGCGGACACTGCCCTGCACATACCAATCAGTTCCGTCACAATCAAATGTCAAGTAATCACCGACAGTTGCTTGACCGGAAGAGCTATCGATATGAATTGCCGAAGTGGCATTTGAGATTTCCACAATGGCACCAGCAATCAATATATTGCCGCCTATATCAATACTACTACTGCCCGTATGAATTAAAAGATCAAAAGAACCTTCGTTATCACTGGCGGTTGATAAGATCACCTTATAGTGTAGACCGGCCTCTGGGGTTGGTAATTGAATAACAACACTGTTCGCACTGATATCGCAAAACAATGTCATACCTGATTCTGCTGCTGTTAGTGTTTTTGTTGGCGCACCAACAGTTCCAACCGCAGACAATGTTTCGACCGCAGCCTTGTGGCCCTTAAAGCTAGTGCTACCTCCCCAAGCAATTTCTCTTGCCTGCGCTTCCAAAAGCGCCTCTATTCTCGCTGTTCCTACTCTTCTTGCCATAATAATTTACCTCCTTGAACACCGATATCTCCGGGTTATATAATAAATAGTTAATCAATAAAAAACCCCACGCCGTGAAAACGTGGGGTTTGATATTTAGATGAGATTGGAGTTGTTATTAGCCGATTGTAATACCAGCGGCTAACACGGAAAAAGCAAGAACTTGCCAGTTGGTTCCATCACACAGAATTTCCACCTGGGTTCCCTTATTGGCTGCATCTTCAATTACAAGATCGTCACCATTCATAACGGCGTGAGTCGGACTCAATTCAACACCCATCATTGGGGTGCCGCCGTCATCTGCGTGAGCAGAAACAGTAATATCCTGTCCACCCGAAGCTGCACCAGTTTTAATAACCTTACACCACCAGCCTTTCCCGGCGGTTGCGATTGTTGGCAAATTAATAGTAATAGCAGCATCGCCAACTGCTGTGAAAACAGTTCCACAATCCGCTACCTCAACAGTTTTTGTAGCTGTCAATGCTTCAACTTTTTTTCTATCCGCCGAATATCTTCCTAATTTACTCATCTTAATAAATCTCCTTTTGATTTAGGCTATTCGCCTTAATTCGTTTCATTTATAAATAGTATCAACTTTTGGATTAATCCATAACAAACAAAAAAACCCGCCCCAAAAAGGGACGGGCTTCTTCGTCAACTGTCAATCAGTGATTAGCTTGCGCCGCTCTCACCAAGGAGTCCGCGACAGACAACCAGACCATACATGTCCGGTCGAACCATCTTCTTGGCATAGCGAGTCATCACACCCTTGCGGGGTACGAAGTCCTCTTGCCCGAAGATCGTCGGGGTAACTTGGAGAGGTACATACGGAGCGTACACATAACCAGTCTCAAGGAAGGAGCCGCCATTGCGACCAACGAGAACAAGGTTACGCGGGAAGTAAGGATCGACGTAAACGTCAAACTTACGACTCAGAGCAC